GCGGCACTAAGCCGTTACCAGCCTGTGCGTGATCCTGCTGGTAATATTGTTGGGCAGATTACACCGCCATCAGAAATTCCTATGGGTCTTCTGCCCTTGCTTTTCTCAACGCTACCATTTGAGCAAAGAGTGTACTCAGGCGATCCAAGATATGATCCGTTTAATAAAAGTCGCAGTGCTGACAGAGATAACGGTGGCAGACAACAGCAGGTTGCACCAGCAAAAGACCCAATGACAGGTCAGGCGCGTTGCCCAGAAGGATATGTGTTCAATGAAACATTGCAAGCCTGTGTTATGGATACAGCGGCTACAAGCTCATTTCAGCCGACAGCACCAGTCACCCCAACAACACCATCCGGCGATTACTATGCTCGCATGGGCTTACTTGACCAGCCACCAGCAGGACTGCTAGAAGCTGGCTTTGGCTCACCACAGGATTTTGCGGCGGCAAACACAGCCTTCCGCATGGGCGCGGCCACACGGCCAAGCATGTACACTGACCCCTATAACTTACAAGGATATACTCTTTTATCATGAACGAAGGAAAATTGCGTGAGCGTATGGATCGCGGCGAAAGAGCGGCGGCACTCCTACGAAACGAATTGTTACAAGAATCGTTTTCGTATTTAGAGGATCAATTTATAACAGCGTGGAGGGAATCCGGTGTCGCTGACACTGAGAACCGAGAGCGCGTTTACCAGCTTCTGCAAGCACTTACGGCGGTGCGTGGCCACATTGAAAGTGTGGTTACGGACGGTAAGATTGCGAAGTCAAGTCTTGAAGGCTTGAAATGAAACCCAAAATCAGTTTATAAAGGATGTAGATGATGAGTACCGATAACTCTAATGAGAACGGCGCACTATCAGCACAAGATGCAGTAAGCCTGTTAATGCAACCCCCTACACAGGACACGGTTGACGAAGAACAGAGCGTAGAGGCGGAGGCCGTTGAAGAACAGCCGGAAGTCTCTGAGCCAGAATACGAGGAAGCCGAAGCCGAGGTAGATGAACCCGAAGCCGAAGCAGATGAGTATGACGGCCAAGATGTTGAGGACGACACTGAGGAAAGTGACGAGCCAGAGCAACCCGAACTCTATACCGTCAAAATTGATGGCGAGATGTTCGATGTTACGCTTGATGAACTCAGATCAGGATACAGCCGTCAACAGCATTTTACAAAGCGTAGTCAGGAACTGGCTGAACAGCGCAAAGCCTTTGAACAAGAGGCCGAGCAAGTCAAGCAGTATCGTGATTACTACGCTCAACAACTTGAGCAAGTAAGCAACCAACTCCAGCAGACAATTCCTAGTGAACCTGACTGGACGGCACTTAGCCAGCAGTACGAAGCTAAAGAACTGTTTGCTATGAAAGCCGAATACGACAAGCGCAAAGAAGAAGTTGCGCGTGTCGAACAAGAGCGAGAGCGCATCGCTCAACAGCAACAGGCTGAAGCACAGCAACAGATGCAACAGCATCTGGCGGCACAGAAGAACGAAATGTTGGAACGCGTACCATCATGGCGTGACGAAAGCCGCAGAAACAATGAACGTCTTGAGGTCATCAAGTATGCACAGGATGTCATAGGCTTCAGCGAAAATGAGATTGCAAATGCGTCTGACGCACGAGCAATTGAAATGCTGTATAAGGCATGGCAGTGGGACAAGCTCCAGAAGGAAGCCCCTTCCGCCAAGAAGAAAGTCCAAAGCGCACCAAAGGTTGCAAAGGGCGGTCAGCCCAAGACAAAGGCTCAAGTTAAATCACGTCAACGCCGTGAAGCATTAGGCAGATTAGATAAAGCAAAATCTGTTGATGCGGCGGTAAACTTTTTAATGTCCAAGTAGTTTATTAACAGGAGCTTATTATGACTACATTTACCACAGCAGACGCCATTGGTGAGCGCGAACAGCTTGCAAATGTAATTTATCGTATTGACCCAGATGAGACACCAATTTTTTCTGCGGTTAAAAAATCAACTGGCAACGGAATCTTCCTTGAGTGGCAGATTCAGGAACTAGCCGCCGCAAGTGCTACCAACTTTGCAACTGAAGGTGCTGATGCGTCAATCGCCGCCGCGACACCAACCGTTCGCGCTGGTAACTATATGCAAATCTCACAGAAGGCTTATGCTGTTTCCAACACTTTGGAACAGGTTGACAAAGCTGGTCGTGAGCGTGAATCCCAGTATCAGCGTGTGCTGAAATCTCTGGAACTGCGCCGCGATATTGAGAAAGCAATCGGCGACACCAACGTCGCACGTTCTGCGTCTGAGCCACGCAAGTCAGCATCTCTGATGACTTGGATCACAAACGGTTCAGTTGGCAGTGGTTCAACCTTCTCTGCTGGTCTTGGAACTGACACAGTGACTGTTGGTACAGCCGCATCTCGTGGCCTGACACTGGCACTTATTGAAGACGGAATGCAGGACGCATGGACAGACGGTGGTTCACCATCACTGATGGTAACATCTGCCGCTAACCGTGCTGTGTTCTCAGACCTCAGTGCTTCAACTAACTTGGTTAACAACCAAGTCAATATGACAAAGGCAAAGGAAGTCACATATGTTGGTTCAACATCTGTATTCCTGACAGACTTTGGCACAATCGAGGTTGCACCGTCACGCTTCATGAGCAACGACAAGCTGTTCCTGATTGACCCAGACTTTGTTGAGGTTGCTACACTGAATGGCCGTAATTTCGCTGAGAACGAAATTGCCGCAACAGGTGATGCCGAGAAATTCCAGATCATCTGCGAGTGGACATTAAAGCCACTAGCACCACGGGCACACGCCGCTGTGCTTGATTTGGACGGTACTGCCGCCTAAATAATCTATGAGAGGGGCGGTTCGCCGCCCCTTTCTTTTGATAATGCGAACAGTTATTACTATCATTAGCATAGGTGCGATATGAAACGCCCCCTGATCACAGACCCCACGACAGGCAAAACCACTTATATCGAAAGCGATGCTGACGGCGATCACATCGTCACAGAGCAGAGATTCGATCCATTACTGCGTATTAACAAGCAGATGAACAACGACTGGCAGAAAGGCCAGATGCGCGGAACGCAGAAGCATATCCAGCACGTTGCTGAAATACCAAATGTATTGTATCATCACCTTTTGAAGACGCTGGGCAAGCCTAGTGAAAACCCTAGCGGATGGAAGCGGTGGCTCAATGACAGTGAGAACCGCGACTTTAGGACTGGTGGCGGTAACATATGAGCATTGGCACATACGCAGAATTGAAAGCATCTATTGCTAACTTTTTAGCAAGGGATGACCTGACCGCGCAGATACCGGACTTTATCCAGCTTGCTGAAGGCCGGATGTCACGCGAGTTAGAGACACGCGAACAGGAAAAGCGGTCAACGGCTACGCTAACATCTGGCGATGAGTATATTGCATTGCCGACAGACATGCGTGAGGTGCGTCAGGTTAAGTTAAACACGTCACCGCTAACAGTTCTGACCTATCACAGCCCAGCATCACTTGACGGCAGTTATCCTAGCGATGCTACTGGTAAGCCTCTGGGCTTCAGCATTGTCGGGCGCGAGATGAAACTGCGTCCTGTGCCAGACAGTGCATATACGGCAGAAATCGTGTATATTGGATCATTGACGGCAATCAGCGATAGCAACACACCAACACTGTTCCTGAGATCGCCTGACTTGTATCTGTACGGCGCATTGGCAGAAGCCTATGCGTATTTGCTCGATGAGCAGAGAGCCGCACAGTACGATCAGAAGTTCAGCCGTGGGATTGAGGAAGTTAGACGCGATGAGGAGCGCGCCCATTATGGTTCTGGGTCATTGTTTATCAAGTCTATTTACAGCAAGCAAAACGCGAGTATGGAGTAAACTATGAGCGCAATGTCAGATTATCTTGAGAATGAAATTCTTGACCACATTCTCGCCACAGCAAGTTACACAGCACCAGCCACGGTGTATGTTGGCCTGTCAACCGGATCATTCGGTGACGACAATTCCGGCACTGAACTGTCCGGCTCTGGATATGGACGTGTAGCGGCCAGTTT